CAGTGAACCATCTCATCCACTGTATGAAGGTTGTTGCTGATCACTACGCCGATTGGGATGATCGTAAATACTTTGACTACAGTAGTGCTGACTGATGGAAGTTCTTAAAGAAGCGTATGTGATTCAGGATACTGGAGGCACATACATGTGTGCACAAAACACACTAACCCCTAAACTGTATGCATCAAGGCGAAGTGCTGAGACTGCAGTAGACTACTACATTGATCAAGATAAAAATTATCCTGTAGGTTACCGTATTAAAAAAGTTTTTCTTGTACTAGGAGATGATGATGGCAATTAAACAATTTGAATTTTCTTACAGCAGCACAGACGAAGTTGACGAGTGCAGCTTTGACGACGTAGAGTTCCCCCACTTCAAGCGTATTGACCACCGAGTGCACTTCTCAGAAGACACCCGATGGGTAAACGTTCTCAGTGAGTTCGCTAGGTTTCTAGATTCCACTGGTTATGTCGGCGTAGCTGATGCTGTTGATAAAATGATTGCTCAGAAAGATGCTGAACTGTATGCCTTTTTAGAGAAAGAAGACGATGAAAATACTAGTAATCCCGGATTGTCAGATTAAGGATGGAGTTCCTACTGATCATCTTACTTGGGCTGGTAACGCTATCGTTGATTATCGGCCTGACGTTGTGGTTAACTTGGGCGACTTTGCAGATATGCCTAGTCTCTCAACACATGACATTAAAGGAAGTAAGTACTTTGAAGGACTGCGATACAAAAACGACGTTGAAGTAGCCAAGACTGCAATGCAGAAGTTACTAAGTCCCGTCAAGGATTTACAACTGAAGCAGAAAAAGAACAAGGAGAAGGTGTACAAGCCCCGCATGGTGATGCTGCTTGGTAACCACGAGAACCGCATTGATCGTGCAATTAACAACAACCCTACACTAGAGGGTTTAATCTCAACTAAGGATTTATGCTATGAACGAGATTGGGAAGTACATCCATTCCTTCACCCTGTTTTCATCAATGGTGTTGGTTTCAACCATTATTGGCCTGTTGGCGCTATGGGCCGGCCCGCCGGTACTGCTGCTGCTATTATTAGTAAGCTCCATATGTCTTGCATTGCTGGCCATCAGCAAGGAAAGCAAGTAGCCTATGGCAAGAGGGCAGACGGCAAACCCATCTGCTCCATCATTGCTGGCAGCTACTATCTGCACGACGAGAGTTATATGGATCAATTGTCCAACAAACATTGGCGAGGTTTAGTAGTACTGAACGAAGTTAATGACGGGCACTTTGATGAGATGTTTCTTTCAATTGAATATCTTGGACGACGTTACAATGAACTACACCGACAAACTACGGCAGGTTAAAGAGTTTATCGAAGAGAACTTTGACGATCCTGTAGAGCTAGTAATTGCTCTTGGGCTGTCTGTCGAAGACATTATCAACCTACTGCCTGACGTACTGGTAGCCAACTACACTAACTTTTTTGAAGACGATGACAACTTTGAAGAACCAGCGTTTGAAGATGAGCCGCTCAACTTTGGATCAGGAAAGACTTGGGAAGAGTAGGAAGCGGGAAGTTATTAATAACGAAATGGAACGTGATTGGCAAGAGGAGCTACGAGAATATGAGCGAAGTCAAGTTAGTGTGGACGACACCTTCAGGCGAGTCTCAGATAGCGTACATGGCACGGGTTTCAAACCCTAGTGGTCAGACTAAGGAAGATACAAACAACAAGCTCCTCAAGTATCTAGTGCGTAACAAACACTGGAGTCCCTTTGAGATGGTCAATGTGTGCATGGAAATTACGACGACACGAGACATTGCTCGACAAATCTTGCGTCATCGTAGTTTCAGCTTCCAAGAGTTTAGCCAGCGTTATGCAAAAGCCGCTGATTTTGAAATGAACGAAGTACGTAAGCAAGACTTTGTTAATAGGCAAAACAGCATTGATATTAATATCTCAGACGATGAAGACCGCCGCCTAGCCTATTGGTGGCAGGGTGTTCAAAGTAAACTACTGAATGAAGTAGAGTTTATTTATGAAAGTGCGTTAGATAAAGGTATTGCCAAGGAGGTTGCTCGTAAAATACTTCCTGAAGGAATGACTGTATCTAAGATGTACATGAATGGTACATTGCGGAGTTGGATTCACTATGTTGAACTACGTACAGACGTAGCTACGCAGAAAGAACATCGTGAGGTGGCTTTACAATGTAAAGATATTCTGGTACAATGTTATCCATTCTTGGAGGACTTGTGGACAAAGTAAAGCCTAGAGTTCAATTCGTCGGTGAACCAATCTTTGATACAACAATGTATCCGGGATACGAAGTGGCGCATGTACGCACACTAAACCACTACGTATGGGGCAGAGACATGGTACGCACTAGCGAGGTTGTCAAGAAGTTTGAAGACGGTAGCTTTGAGACATTGAACACGTTATACGTACCTTACGAGGAGTAATTATGGCAGCATGGTTAATTGCACTGATTGGTGTGGTATACTTAGTAGTGGCAGTTAACTTGCTGCTTACTAGTAAGATTGGTCTAGGCATTGCCTTCATCGGCTACGCCCTAGGCAACGTAGGCTTGTATATGGAGGCAATGAAGTGAAGACTATTATTCATGTTAACCAACATGTAATTAAGTCCAACCGAAAGAACAACGAGTCTGAACCTGTGCTCACAGTTAAGACTTACAAGAGTAACGTGTATGCACACAAAGTACAGATTAGTGGCCCAGCAACTATTGTGTACAGCCCAGACAAACCACTGTCGTGTGGTGCACATGTGTGGATCGAAACAGAATCGGAGGTAGTGTGTGATTAGTGAAGTAGACATTAACGATATGAAGGCTCTTTATGACCTTGACCGAAATACTCATTTCAAACTTGCGAACGATGTGGTACAAGTACCTCCCGCTAGTGCAGAATTTAAATATACAGACGTTTATAAATTTCTTAACATTGACGGAATGTACAGCCGCTGTTCTGACAAGGACGGCAATATCCACCACTTTGCTGCTTGGACTAAAGTGATTCCGTGGCAGGTGTAAGGAACGACGGGGAGTGGACAGAAGGTCGCTATCGCTCATTCATTACTAGTACGCTACGTGGAGGAATGAGGCGATGGCCCCCTAAGTGGAAAGCACTGAAGAAGGCTGAGTTAGGTAGGAAGACAAACAAGAAGACAGGCAAGCTTGCGATGCACTATTTGTGCGTCATGTGTAACGAAGAGCACACTGCCAAGGATGTACAAGTTGATCACATACTGCCAGTAGTAGACCCTGCTACTGGTTTTGTTTCTTGGGACTTGTACATTGATCGTTTGTTCTGTGAGCAGAGTAATCTTCAGGTGCTGTGCACCAAGTGCCACAAACTAAAGACAAAGGAAGAAAATGAATCTACGAGAGTATCAAGAACTAGCAGCAAGGTTCGCCCTGCCGTCAGCACAGAACCGAGAGTACCTAAGCCTAGGGCTAGCAGGAGAAGCGGGGGAAGTAGCAAGCCTAGTAGCAAAAGCAGTACGGGACAGCGACGGATCAGTAAACCGAGAGTCGTTAAAAAAAGAGCTAGGTGATGTGCTGTGGTTTGTAGCTGTTCTAGGACAGCATTACAATATAGATATGCTAGATATTGCCGTAGGTAACATTAACAAGCTGCGTAGTCGTGCAGTGCGTAACGTAATTGGAGGTAGCGGAGATGACCGATGAAACGCAATCGGAAGAGTTCTGGGTACACCACGTAGTTAAAGATTTTGACTACATCGTTAGCAGTGGTAAGTACCGAGGTATGTTTTACGAGATGTTGTCGGACGAAACAAAGAACATATTGTTTACCATTGCAACGTCTGAAATTTACAAAGGTACAGTAAATGGTAATGGCTATTAGACTGTTAGCAGGACTAGCAGTGGGGTTTGATGTGAACCCTGCACCCGGTGTCTACGTGAGTATTTACTTAGGCATCGTTGAACTTGCATTTTATAATCCAGAGGAACTAGAAGAATGACACTAGGTACATACGAAACGTTTATTGCTAAAAGCCGCTACTCGCGATTCCTAGACGACAAGAATCGTCGAGAGCATTGGCCCGAGACTGTGGATCGCTACATGAACTTCATGTCACAACATCTACAAAAGAAACACGGCTACAAGATTCCTGCAGCACTACACACGGAACTACACTCTGCAATTCTCAATTGTGAAGTGATGCCCTCCATGCGTTCCATCATGACTGCAGGTGACGCACTAGAGCGTGATAACACTGCTGGTTATAACTGCAGCTATCTGCCTGTAGACGATGTGAAGTCATTCGACGAAGCTATGTACATCCTGCTGTGTGGCACTGGTGTGGGCTTCTCTGTAGAAAGCAAGTATGTTAACAAACTACCTGAAGTCCCTACTCAGCTATTCAATAGCGACACTACTATCTCTGTGTCTGATAGCAAGGCAGGTTGGGCCAAGGCCCTACGTCAGCTTATCGCCCTACTGTATTCCGGGGAAATTCCAAAATGGGATACCTCTAAAGTCCGTCCGGCAGGGGCACGCCTTAAAGTATTTGGGGGTCGAGCTAGCGGCCCTCAACCCCTCATTAGCCTCTTTGAATTTGTTACTAATAAGTTTAAAGGTGCGACAGGTCGGAAACTTACCAGCTTGGAGTGCCATGACATTATGTGTAAGATTGGGGAAGTCGTGGTTGTTGGTGGGGTACGTCGGTCAGCGATGATTAGCCTCAGTGATTTGTCAGATGATCGGATGCGACATGCAAAAGCAGGACAGTGGTGGGAGCGAGAAGGACAACGAGCACTGGCAAACAACAGTGCATGCTATAATGACAAACCCACTGTTGGAGAGTTTATGTCTGAGTGGCTGGCACTGTATCAAAGTTACAGTGGAGAGCGAGGAATCTTCTCTCGACAAGCAGCTAAATCTACAGTTGCTAAACGAGGACGGCGAGACAGCACTTATGAGTTCGGTACTAACCCATGTTCCGAAATTATCTTGCGCCCGTATCAATTCTGTAATCTTACAGAGGTGGTTGCACGGAAACATGATGATGATAATGCTCTGCAGCGAAAGGTCAGACTCGCCACTATTCTGGGTACCTTTCAGTCAACACTGACTGACTTCCCGTACCTACGTAAAGTGTGGCAGAAGAACACTGAAGAAGAGCGTCTGCTAGGTGTGTCCATCACTGGTATCCTAGACTGCCCTCTGCTGAATGACATTAATGACGAAGGTCTGTCATCACGGCTTGATGCCATGCGTGAGTTGTCTGTCGTTACTAATAAGGAGTTTGCTGATGAGCTTGGTATCCCTCAGTCTGCTGCGATTACTTGTGTTAAGCCTAGCGGGACTGTTAGCCAGCTTGTTGATAGCGCCTCTGGCATTCATGCTCGTCATAGTGAGTTTTATATTCGACGGGTACGCAATGATAACAAAGACCCTATCACGCAGTTCCTCAAAGACCAAGGCATTCCCAATGAAGCGGATGTGATGAAGCCACACGACACCACTGTGTTCAGCTTCCCCATGAAGGCTCCTGAAGGCTGTGTCACTCGTGATGAACTAGACAGCTTCACACACCTGAAACTATGGCTAACCTACCAGCGTCACTGGTGTGAGCACAAGCCATCAGTTACTGTGTATGTCAAAGAAGCTGACTGGCCTGAAGTGGGTGCTTGGGTCTGGAAGAACTTCGATGAGATTAGCGGCATTAGTTTCCTGCCGTGGGATGGTGGTAGCTACAAGCAAGCCCCTTACGAGGAGATTGACGCAGCTACTTATGAGAAGCTAAAGGCAGAGATGCCAGCTACGATTGATTGGGAATCTTTCGTAGAGTACGATGACAACGTTGAGGGTGCTCAACAGTTGGCGTGTGTAGCCGGTGTCTGTGAAATCTGATGACACATTACTAATAACTGAGGCGCTAGCAGGGAGTGAGGAAGCTTACTCTCTGCTAACATCCAAGTATTGGGATCGCATCTATAGGTTTCTTAGGAAACGTGTTAACGACAATGCTCTGGCAGAGGAATTGACACAAGACACCTTCGTAGCTGCATTCAAGTATTTGAAGACGTTTAGGGGCGATAGTCAGTTCTATACATGGTTGTGTACCATAGCCATCAATAAAGCGTCCAAACGCCCGTTTAACAGCCTTAAAACCGACTTTGAGAGCATCACCGTGGATACACCAGAATCAATCTATGAAACTAGGCAAGCAGTAGAGCATGTACACCTACTCATTGAGAAGTTGCCTAGTAAACAGAAACGTGCTCTTCTATTGAAACTAGAAGAGAATATGTGTTATAATGACATTGCTACGGTGTTGCGGTGTAGCCCAAACCATGCTAAAAACCTAGTGTGGAAAGCAAAGAAGACTATACGGAGTTCTTATGACCAATGATGAAACCTATCGTATGATGGAAGCGCTGCGAAAGCACTTACTAGTAAGCCTGTATGACTTTGACAACAAGATTGAAGTGGTGTTAAAATTCAAGACGGCAGATGGTAAGGTGCACCAACTGTGCAACAGTTTTGTGGAGAAACAACAATGATTGTAGAAGTAATTGCAGAACACGAGGATGGGTCAGCAGATGTGCTGCTCAAGGAGATGGATGAGCGCATGGTGCAGCTACTGCTGCAAGAAGGACTAATCTCCTTACTCACCAAAGAGATTGCACGGCTAGAGAAGGAGAAGAAGATTCCAGCACTACTGAAGAAGGAACCACCTAATGAAGTATGAAGAAGTTATGTCAGTGCAGTACGGGGGCAACCACTACAAAGATCGTAAGATCCAGCCGTGGGAAGTCTGGGAAGCGTATGACATGAATGGTTGGGAGGCTAGCGCAGTTAAGTATCTAATGCGCTGGAAAGATAAAGGTAAGCCACTAGAAGACCTGTATAAGGCACTACACAATGTTCAGTATCTAATTGCACGAGAAGAAAGGAAACAAAATGTACAAGCTCAAAAATGTCAAGGGCAGTCTGCCAAACTCTTTGAAAATCTTGTTCAAGGACTACAACAGCGCACGTTCAGCACTGCGGAAGTTCATGAGGAAGAAAGCGTCTTTAAAGAGTGGCGAACACCTACCGATGTATCTAATTCGTAGTTTCGGCTACGACATTGTGCGACAAGCATAAAGAAGAAGCCCCTTACGGGGCTTTTTTTATAGGTTTTCTTTCATAAAGAAATCATCGAAATACGAGTACACATCCCTAACTTTTTTAGGTTTACCGTCTTTCGTATAGAATACGTTTTTATTTGCTGCAAGTTCTCTCTTGCCTACAATAGCATCTACTGATGTATTGGGGGTAGCCTTCATAAACTTAACTGCTGCACCCGGCCCTAGTTTGTGGGCCATGTACTTCTCAGTATCTGATGGGTCACGCCCCAGTCCTTTACGCAATGCCTTTACGTTGTCTTGTGTAAACAAATCAAACACCTTCTTGGACTTCTCGTAATCGTATCTATCTTCAAGACTAAAGTTTAATTTGTTCTTAGTAACGTAGTCTTCCCACGTTTTGTCAATAAACTGAAAGTGCCCTTTGGCTGAAGAGGTCTTAGCCTCCATTACTTTACCACGTTTACTTTCAATAAAGTGTACAACATCAGTATATTTATCTACTTGGGCAGGTTGTGCCTCCTGAACTTTTCCAGACACTTCAGGATTGGCACGTCTACCTGTAAGAAAGTTTTTAAAGTCTTCTAAAATATCCATATTAGTCTTCGATAATTACGCCTTGAGCGCGTAGTAGTTTTTCAGCTTCACTTACCTTAATCTTTTTGGAAGCAGCGTATGCTGCAATGTCTGCCATTGTTGCTTTGACTCCAGCCGCAGGAGCAGACGCAGTAGGTTTAGCAGCCGATGCTGCGGAGGCTGGTTTAGAAGCTGCAGCGGCGGGCACAGGAGCTACTGGAGCAGCTTCAAGAGAACTAGGAGTACCTGCACTTTGTACTGCAGGAGCAACAGGCATAGCTTCCATGCTAAAGAAACCGTTATAGGGTTGTCCGTTATTAATAAGAGTTGCAAACTCTTGACTAATAGCAGACGGTTGTTCATTGGTCAACATGGCTCGACTATACACAGAGTTGTTTAGCAAAGGCTTTAGTTGCTCAGTGAACGTTTTAGCTGCAGCAATATATTCAGAACTTGCACGAGTAAAACTACCGGGTGTAGTACCATAACGAGGAGTAGCTACTTTAGGTGTTACTACACCTAATTCACCAGCACTATTAACACCAATCTCTAAAGTAACTTTATACCGGCTTTCAATTAGTGACTTAGTTTCTTGAATGTTTCTAATTGCCATACTTACACTGTTGCTAACGTTGCCTTTAATAATGGCTTGATCAGGCTCTGAAAGCTTAGAAATTTGCTCAGAAAACTTCTTGTAGTCTTTAGCTAATACTCGTGTGTTAGCACCGTACAGTGCACCAGTGCTTAATGTGGCACTCACTAGTGTTACTTCTTCAGGGCGTAAATCAGTTTTATTGAGTACTTGTTTAGCAGAAGCATACAACATCTCATGTGCAGCTTTTGTAGTGTCTCTATCGGCAACAGGATCTACAGGCACTGGGCCGGGGTTTTCACCTGCTTGCAACACAACTCGACGTAAGTTAGCCAATTCACTTGCAGCATCTAGATCAGAACCAAGTTTTTTTGCAAGTTCAACAATGGTGTTTTCTTGCTTAACCATGAACTCATAAAAATATGGTTGCTCTCGTTCTAGTCGTTGACGAGCTGCACCACCTTGCCTAAACTGTTGTACAAGTGGTGTATTTTGTGTAGCAGTTTCTAGTTTAATGTGTAAATCAAGAAGCTGCTGTCGTTCCTGCACAGTTTTATCACGGTAGTTACGCAGAATAGATGCCATAGCAACTAAACCCACCCCATCTTTATCCGCATATCGAGTTAAAGCTTCTGCTGCATATTTGTCAATGTCTTCGTATAGAGACTTTTTTCTTGCTTCTGACATTCCGGGATTAGCGTCAATAATTCTACGAGCAGTATCGGTTGCTTCTCTCTTTGCATTATCAACGTTAGAACGCATTTGAGCAGCGTGTAGTTGAATTAGTGTTTCAAACTGTCTAGCATTAACAGTGCGTGGATCACCTGCTGCCATAAGCTCTATTGTTTTAGCAAAGGTATTTTCTTTTTCCTTAACGTCTTGTGCCAGTACCGCCGTAGTCAAACTACCTTGGAAAATAGCTCCAAGACTACCTTGAACTACTTTTACGTTTTCGTCAGTCTGAATAGTTGTACCTTCAACACGAGCTTTAATGGTATCTGTAGTTGTTTTAACATTAAAAATCTCGTTTGCAGCATTACGACGACGGTCATACTCTGGCTTATTTTCTCGGGACAGTTTAAAAAGTTCTTCTGAACTACCAAAAGTACCTAGTGGTGCAATGCGTTTAATATCCTCAAGAATAATTTCTTCTTCTGTTTTACCACCTTTACCTTCTTTGGGTGGAGTAAAACGATCACGTACATAACTCATCTGTGCCCAACGATCTGCACCGGGCATGCCTGTAACTGCAGCAACTCGTTCACGAATCTGATTGGCTAAACCGGGAAACTTTGCAATTGCTGTTTTCGTAATTGAATCAATTCTAGAAATGTAACGTTCGTTAGACATGCCGCCTTCTACAGCAGCTTTAAGTCGGTTTAACTCGTTATCAAAAGCCCCTAGTTGTTTACCTACTGCTTCTTGTTGTTCAAGAGGTGCAGCCTCATTGAATTGCCCAAATACAGTACCTCGTGCTGCTGCTACACCGGGAATCTGTTTAGCAGCTTCTTCTGCTAACTTACCTGTACGTAAAAACTCAGCACCTAGACCAGCAGCTTCTTCTTCAATATTAGCCATCTCGTTTGCTACATAGCCTTTGTACAACTCTCCAGCAAAACCTGTGAGAGTGTTAATGGATTCTGCTTTAGCCCTAGCAGCTTGCCCTAGCAGTGCAGGGTTAGCCATTGCTGGCTCAACGTTCCTAGTAATGTCTGCACGAAAAGTTGCCATTATTTGTTTTCTCCTGTGTTCGTCACGATGTCTTTAATCTTCCAATCTTTCATAGCTTGATCAGTTAACATTTTTTCATACTGAGTAAATGCTTCTGTCTTGTATGCTGCTTTCATTAGTTGAGTGTAGTCTGCACCGCTATAACTATTTAGAATAGCTTGAACCACTGCTGCGTGTGTTTTATGCCCTTCATCGTCATTATTACGCAGTGCTGTTAGTGCTAGCATAGCATGCTTACCTAAAGCTTTGGATGCTGCTTTAATGTCATCATCGTGCGCTTTCTTGCTACTGTACACAATGTTGTAGTCTTCCTGTGCTGCAGGAGGAATGCCAAAACCAATCATCCATGCTTCAGTGTCGGTAACTCGATACATAGCTGAACCACTACTACTTTGAACTTTATTAAAGTTGTCCATAGCAATGCGGGCTTTCTGAGCATTATTAATAAACGAAAAGCTGCCCTTACCAATTTCTGTTAACGCAATTTGTAGCGTATCCATAGTCATAGGTGCTTTAGCAATGATTGAGAATGCCTCACCAAAGCCTCCTAGTATACGTAAAGCTGCAAAACCAGATGGGCCAGCAGCTACCTCCATAAAGGTTTTCTCAGGGTCTAGCAGACCTTTTACAATGTCTTCGTAATAACGGAAGGTATTGAAGCGGCTACCTAGTGCTAGCTTTGCTTCACCATCTGTTAAGGCTGCAATTGCACCTGCTACCACGCCCTGCTGTACAGTGATGCGTTGTGTCTCTGACATATCTTCTGGCAGCATGTCAGTTAGAATGTCACGGAAGGGCCATAGGAAGGCACCAGCAGTACCCATAACTAACGTGTGGGTTAGTAGTAGTTGTGCTGCTTCTTTCTGTGTAAAAGCTCGTGGGTTGCCCATCAAACTCTGAATGATGTTCATCATTAGCTTGACCTGATATTGCACGAACTGTGTAGGAATAGACTTCCAGCCTTGCTGCCAAGAGGCAGTGTTAGCACGAGTCATGTTCTGAGTCAGGCTATCTTGACGCTCAATGATTTTACCTAGAGCTTCGTCTGTCCACCAAGCAACACCGGGGTTAGCATCAATGTACTCACGACGAGCAATGTCAAAGCTAACTAGTCGGCTGTAACCTTCACCAGCGTTAAAGAAGGCTGCAGAGGTATCACCTGCACGACGAGACACTTTGTTAAAGATGCCGTACTTACCGACTTCAGCACCGTACAGGCTAGTGGTATTAATACCATCCATTAGACCTGTGCGACGAATAGCGCGTACAACTTCCACAAACTCATCTTCCTTCATGCCTAAGCCTAGGTTGGTGAGGTTGTTTACTTTAGCCACATTACGCCAAATATCTTCTTGATCACTAAACAGTGCAAGAGAATACAGTGACGATGCTTTAGCACTCTTAATGCCGTGCAAAGGACTAATTGCAATGGCGTTAAATGCGTTCATACCCTGCATGAAAAACTGTACAGGATTAAATGCAAAGAAGCTGTGGAATGCAATGGTACGTGCCCATGTTGGGTAATCTTTAGTAGCACGTAGAGTAGCACCCAGCTTGGCAATTGGTTTGCTACCTGTCTTAGATTCAAGACCTTCGCTAATCATACGCATAAATCCCAAATATTGCTTTTCTTCTTTGGTTGGGATGTTCATCTGTGCAATGATGTAGTCTTGCACTTTCTCTGCAGTCGCTAGACGCTTACTAGTACCGATGTACATGCCCTTGTTGTTTAGCATGTAACGGAAAGCTGCATCAGGAGTCATTGTACGAACGTTGTCAGGTAGGTCATCTACGAACGTATTGAACCAACGAACAACGTGGCTCTCGCGCCACTCAGTGATGGATGCCACATAAGCAGTGTTACCAATCTCTGCAGCTACACTATCTAGTGGGCTTAGAGTGTTGACTGTATCCTTACCAAATACAGATAGCACTTTATCGCCACGCTTAGACGAGTAGTTGGTAGACATGCCAATGGTTTCAGTAACGTAGTCATCATCTGTACGGGTGTACAATACGTTGACACTGAAAGACTGACCAAAGCGGTTGCTATCTAGTGCAGCAATAATTTCTTCTGGCCTCCAACCAAATGGCTCCATAAGGCGACTTGCTTCAGCAACGGTTAAGTTACCAGCAGCATGTAATGCCTTGGCTTCGTTCAGCGCTTTAACGTACGCATTAGCTTCCGCTAGGCTAGCAGCAGTGCGGTGCGTCTGTACAACTTCTTCCATCTTACCGTCTACTTCGTAAACAGATTTAATCTTTACAAAGTATTCGTCGCTGTAGATACGACGATATTCGCCAGCACGATACGGAATAACGTTGGCAATCTTGTTAGTTTTGTAGCTGCCATCAGGGAAACCAATGATGCGGCGCATCTTACCTTCAATTTCCACAGGTTCTACAAGTTCGTAGAATGTGTAGCCTTTAGTCTGATTTTCTTCTAAAAACTTACTAGTAACACGAGTAGCAGACTGTGAGTCTGCAAGGTACACAGTGTCGCCTTCAACGACGGCACGGGGTTTAACAAACAGTCTACTATCTTCAGTTAAAGGAATGTCGCTAGTGAGTTCTACGTAGCCACGACGAGTCATGCTACGTGCAGCAGCATCATTCCTAATCTGCCACATCACATCACGTAGAGCACGTACTTTGTAATAGCCTTCACGAGCACTAGCAGAAAGACCCATACCAGCCAATTCATTGGACTGGAATACTTTACCTTCTTTATCACCTAGCACTAGTGCATCGTTTAAAGCAACCATCTCTGATTTATTTAGCTTTTCTAGAGAAGGACGTACAAAGTTGGTGAGCAGCTTTTGGTAGCGACTTTGCTGTGCAATGCCCACCACACGTTGACCGTACAGTTCTTTAGACGTAGACAGTGCCCAATCGCCCATAGCAAATCGGGTTGCGCTATTAATATCGTCGTCAGTGTATTTGCCAATTAATGAGTAGTCCAGTGTGCGGTTAATAGGTTGTTCTACAACATAACCTGTTTTAAGACCTTTTTCAGCGTCTTCAATTGCATTTAGTTCCGCAGTGATTTCTTCTAATTGCTTCTCTAGGTTTTCTAAAGAAGGTTTGATGTCTTTGGACTCACTGGCAATGTTAGATGCAGATGCACGAGTAACCACTACGTCATCACGATACATTTTGATGTGATCGTTCAACATTTTAGTAATGTTTTTGTCAGCCGTAGCAACGTCAATCTCACGGCCTAATAGCTGTGAAAGACGAGTGTTTAGTTCGGCTGCAATCATCTTGAAGCCTTCAACTAATTTAGCAAAGGCTTGACCTAAAATAGTTGTGGGTACTTCGTCAGTAAATGCCCATTTAGAAAACTGTTCTGCAAAGAATTCTGCATAGCTGTTGGCCCACCCATGTAGGTTTGCTTCTGCTACATCAAATCCTGCTTTATCTCCTTGAAACCATTTTTGTACAAAGTCATCAAGAAGTTGTTTACCCATTGTTAAGTTGCGATATTCAATCAGCATCTCAGGCGGGTATGCGTCAATTACTTTTTGGTATTTTGCTTGACCAGCGTACTTTAACCCTTTGCTTTTAAGCCAGTCATTAAAAGCATTTTGCATAGTTGCAAAATATTTACCATTAAATTCTGCATCAAAAGCATGCCCGTACTCATGGGCAAAAGTCTCCATATAATAACGGAGATTAGATGTAGGACTTACTTGAGTCCGCATAATAATAAGAGACTGCCCGTTTCCAAAATTTGAATGGGCTGCAGCCGCTGTAGGGTGGTTTTTATCGAATACTTTTGCAAATTCTTTAAGGTATGGTGTTTTACTTTTCTTTAGATCGCTATATTGCATTACAATAACTTTGCGATTTTCCATACCTAATGCAGGAGCAAGTTTACCTACAAACTCAGCAATAAAACCCTTTTGTGTATTTGGTGATAATGCTAAATTACCAATACGAACAAGACCAGCTTCTGCCTCAAAAATTTTAAATGCGGTGTCGTATTGCTTTTGAACTTCAGGAGAAACAGCAGCAGAAGCTGATGCTCTAGGCCCGTTATAATTGTTAGCAACAAGAATGTTACCTACATCATCAAGAGCAACATCTTCGTTTTCTTTAATGTAGTTACGCACACGTTGAGCATGTGCTTTGATTTCAGCATCATCCCAACCAGTGGTCTTTTGCAACCACTCTTTAATAACTAAATCACTTTTGCTGGGTTTAGTTTTGCTGCCTACTTGGTAAGCAGCTTTGTCAACATCTGATTCAAATACTAGTCCTGCAGTTTTCCAACGTGGTTTACTAAGTTCTAGTTCTTTAGGAGTTTTAATGTCTAACGCACCAACATCGACCTTCTCACCACCAGTAGGAGGCTTAGGTTTAGCAGCGTTAATTTCCTCTAAGATTTGAGCTTCAAGTGCGGTCTTGCGTAGTTGTAAATCTTTCTTAACACTTTCTTCAACAAGGAAGTTAGTGTTGGTAGTGTCTCCAACAACTTTCATTCCCATCTTACCTGATGGGTCAACAACCTTAATGTATGCCTCTGCCGCCTCTTTAGTAAGGAATGCAGAAGCATTGTCTGGTTTGTAATAGACTTTACCAGAAATAACTAAACCATCTTCAGATAGTTTGAAAGGATCTACTGAGTGTACGTTAGGGTTGTTGGCTTTAGAGTAGGTGCGTTCAAGCAGGGCTAGTTCAGCCGCAGCTTCTTCAGCACGAACACCTTTGGCTGCAATTACATCTTGCAGTTCGTTAATTAGCCTGTCAACGGGTTGGCGAATTAGTTTTTGCAGATCGTCTGCTGCAGTGGTAATTACGTCTGGCAGCACTTTAGCAGCATTGACGCTGACTAGTTTGCCTAGATCAATTGCAGTGGAGATGCCTGTCAGTTCGCCAGCAACAACACCTACAGCTTGTAGGCGCATTTTGTTAGCTACCTCAGAGGTAATCTTAGCACCTTCTGCTGCTACAATAGCACTCTTACCGCCACCTGCTGCAAGAGTACGCTCTACGTTATTAATAGCACTAGCGCCCTTAAATAAACGGGTAGCTTTAAAAGCAGCACCAAGACCAGCAACTACCGTGCCTACAACACCTAGTCGATCTAGCCAATCAGACCAGCCATCCCAAGTCTGCTCGGCACCTGTAGCCACTTCTTGCACCATTAAAGCAGCTTGCCAATCGCTAATGCTTAAACTATTACGTAAGTCTTCGTACAAACTATTTAACCACTCGCCTTTTTCCTCATCTGGTTTAGACTGAAAAACAAGTTGTAGTCTTGACTTAGTTTCTGAACGACCTGTAACACGACTAATAGCATCTTTAGCAACACCATGCCTAATAGCCACCTCGTCCATAGTGGCACCTTGCTCTGCTGCTAAAGGAGTAATTTCGTAAAAGATACCTTTACCAATGTTCCACAAACTTTCGCCGTCTTTAATAGCTTTTTCTAAAACAGCAGATGCAGCTAGTTTTGTAGAAATACGTTCGTTTGAAACACTAATTTCTTGTGGAGTGTTGTTAAACAATACCGCAGGGTTTTTAACTGCTGCATTTTCAGTTGCTTGTTCTGCTAGTTCTTTTAATTTAGTACGAGTATCGGCTATGTTTTTAAGAGAGATTTCACCAAGCATGCGCCCACGCTCGGTAAGCCTAGCAGCCATTTGCTGTACAATTTCAGGTTCACCACGAGTTGCTGCGTTCTGTGCAATCTGATAATCCATTGCATTGTTTCGTGGCGCAAGAGAGCGCCATGCTTTATCAACGGTGGAATCAAAATCAACGTCGCCATCAGCAGATGGTTGTTCCGTAGCAACAGTAACAATACCTTTTAATACAGAATAATTACCTGTAGTTGTATCAATAGGTGTTTGCGTGTCTGCTTCTGTGTAAAGAGGCTGCTGTTCTTCAGGTGCGTCGTCTTGGTATAGTTCCATTATTTAGTCCTGTATTTTTTAGATAGAGCAGCGTAACCACCTTCGCCTTCAAAAATAGTACCACTAAGTTTACCAACAGAACCAAAGACAGCAGCATTGCTCATAGCCTGTGCACTTTCAGCAGCGGCTGCTCCAATGGCTGTGTTTTCCTTAGCAATTTGTTGCATGTAATTTAAATTACCAGCTAGTTGAGAACCAACACTACTAACACCACCTGCAAGACCACTGCCGCCCATAGCGCCTGTTTGTGCAGCTACGTTTGTCATAGAGGCTTGTGCTAGACGAGCTTCACGAATTTGCTGACGCACAGAACGAATGTTTTGTACTTCTGATTTGCGTTGTTCAGCTTCGTACTGACGTTGTTGTGCTTTGCCAGCTTTACTCTGTTGTTGTGCACTTGCAACACTGCTTACAGCACCTATAACTGCGGCTACTTCTAAGATACCCATTTTATTTCTCCGTTGAACAAACCATTAACAGAGCATTGTTAATCTGTTTAACAGGTTTAAAGCCAAAGATTGTTTCAAACTTAATTAACTTTTGGTTGTCAGCAGGGATAAGTACAAACACTTCTTTATGCCCTGCCTCTCTTAGTTCTTCTTTTGCAACGTGCCATACGTCTAGGCATTTCATGTACACACGCTTGTTCCAGTTATTAGTAACTGCGTGTGCGTAAACTCGACCCATATGATGCTGGAACTTTAATGTTCCGTCTTCGTCTTCCCAAAACACATCAAACATTTGATGCACCTACAAAGGTTCCTGTCCAGCCTACAATCTTCATGTCTTTACCAGACTGCGAAGCATACTTAAACTGTACAGCTTTACCGCGACCACGTAGTTTGTTCTTACTAATAACAAGTGGATAGCCGTCGTCAAATGCTTGGAATGGTGCAGCTAGAAACGGACGAGGTTGACGATAGACTTGCACTTCATCAGCCCATTTACCGGGATTACTGTTGTCAGTAAAGTCCCAACGACTTTGCATTAGACAGCCACTCTCATTAAGTGGGTTAGCATTTTCATCAAATGCAATTTCTGTGCGCTTCATAAACACAGTGAGGTACATACCAGTTTTAGTACGAGCAGGGCCGTTACCGCCCATGTTATAGCCCGTAATAAAGTAAGCGTCCTGCTCTACACCTGCAGTGTTAAACTTGTACCAATCTTTAAACTTAGTAGCACTAACTCGTGTATTTAAGAAGTCGCTAAATGTTAGAGAATAGTTGTTGGCAGACACAGGGTGCAAAGCTACAACTTTGAATGTTTTCTTTGTGCCGTTAAGCACAGGAATGTTGGCAACCACATCATTGTTACTTACGTCATCTACGTCATCGTCACCTACATACACATCATACACAAGAGTTGCTTCGTTAGTTTCTTTAGTAACTTCGATTGAAACAGGAATAACACCTAAAGAGGTGTCAATGTCAAACCAATACCATGCGTTAAGACGCAAGTCTAGCGCAAGAATGGTGTTCTTATTAAAACGCCCTTCACTGGTGTTAGTAGTTTCAGTAGACGAGTACAACCAATACAGCACTTTGTCGGTAGCGTTGTAACTACCTTCAGCATACAGTTTGCTTAGTACAGGAATGTTTTGATAGAACGTCTTAATGTTCTGATCGCTAATGTTGCGGCTAGAGAACTCTGCACCCGTATTACCGGGAGACACTGCGTAAATACCGCCGTTAGACCAGTAGATTAATGCATCTTCAACTACAACCACACTCTTAGTAGACACGCAGCCTACAGATGACACACGCTCTACTGAATAACTAGCTGCAGTGAAGCCCCGATCAATACCACTAATAAACCACACACCGTTAGTTGCAATGACCATAATGCCTCGACCTAGCGGTTCTAAGGCTACAATTTCGCCGCTATCTGGAATCTCAATGGTGCCACCATCATCGTCTTCTAAATCGCTAATAACTTCTGAAGTTGGATCGTTAGATTGATAGCAATAACCAACCTTATTAATATCATCTAGTACCTGACTAAAATATACAGTACCTAGTTGGGCAGTAGTTGCTACTCCAGCATACCACACACGCCCTGCAAAGAATGCACACACTCTTGGACGGTACTCAATGGTAGTTGTAATGCCACTACGCTCTTGATTAAACGCATTAAGAATAAACCTGCCTTTAGGAGCAGGGGATGTGCCAAAGTCTTGTTTGTTTAGCACAGACGCACTAAAGTCGTCGTTAGTGTCTTTACCAAAGATCCAGCTTTTGCTGTTAGCAGGAAGCGTACCTACAGAAGATTCGTAGGTGTTAATCTGAGTATCTGTCCATCCTTGGTTATATAGGTTGTACTTTGCTTGAGTAAGCAAACCAGCAGTAGTCCACTCTGCTGCAGTCTTTTCAACGTTAATAGCGTATGGACTTGGGAAACCAATAAAATCTCTAATCTGAATTGTAATGGTTGTTACTGTAATGTTGTCCGTAGTGCTGTCGTACGTAATAAGTAACGGCTCGGTGCTCTTACTAGTAACAATAAGTTTGCCGTACGTAGATGCAAAACTACAAATAGAAGTACCCACGGTATCAGGATTACCGGGGGCAGTGTATGACGCTAAGTTAACAGTAAATGACTTCTTAGTATTACTTACAGTACCAGATGCTGCACGGTAAAAGTGGAGGGTAGTGCCAGCTTGTACAACCATAAAGTCTAGGTTAGAGTTGCCTCCTACGCTAGACCATGTGCCTGTGGTAAACGCCCATGTGTTTTTTTGTTCTGCGGTAATGCCTAAAGCAGCAAGAGTGTAGTTAGTCTCGTAATCAAGACCATTCCTACGCTCAATGCTGCCATCAATAAGAGGCACAACGTTAACACCCTCTTTCCAAGAGTTTTCGGGCGTAACAAAAAAGCCGCCTTCAGTATTGAGGCCACCTACGAAAGTAAACGCATCCTTAACTGAGGCTTGTACTGCCATTACATCACACCTTTCCACTTATGCTGGTTAACGTCAGGCTTCTTTTCTTCGATGCCTAGTTGACGTTTAGCTCTATCACCAGCTTCAGCAAGTTTAACCAACCGTTGTTGACGCTGCATAGCGTCTTCTTTTAGCATTGGTTTTTGTTTAGGCGTTTTCAACTTCGATACCCTTTTGACGAGCAATGTCTAGAATGCGGTCTTTACGGGTAAACAATCCTTTAAGATCATCTGGTACTTGACCACGCATAGAGTAACGAGCTTGATAGAGGCCAACAGGAGTCATCTCAATAACAAGTTTATTGATGATGTTCATCTCTGCCCGTTCTTCCTTACGCTCTTTAGCTGCTTGTTTCTTCTCAGCAGCTTTCTCCATTACTTTTTCAAACGATGATTTATTTTCTTCCATACGACACCTTTGTATTATATTTAGCTTCGCCGTTTTCATTGCGCCAACTTTCGTTACGCATGGTCATGCGGCCCCGAGTTGCTTTACGTTCTTCTCGGGCGTTACTCTGTTGCTTTAAGTTTACAAACGCTTGACTCTTAGCTTCAGCTAGTAGGGTTGGGAAAAACTTCTCAGGAATATTGGGAATGTAATTGTCTACATGCGACCAAGAAGCTTGCTGTGTACCATACACAACTGCTTTTGACGACTGTAGAGTAGACTCAACACTTTGGTTGTAGCCATCAAAAACAATGTAAGTGTCATCATAGCTAGTCCAATATTGAGGATCTTGGTTAATAACGTATCCGTTGCTATTAATAACACCTGCTTGCGCTACGCGCTGATTAATAATAGTGTGGAAAGTATCGGGATCAACATACTGTACTTCTTGCTTGTTGTACTTGATCCATTTAATTTTGTTGTACGTATCAGGGATCTTCATCTTGGTAGGATTGTTAACATCACCAAGACCATCTAAATTGCCTAGTACAAATAGAAAAGGCCAGTCACGCTGGCTAATTAAATCAAAGTATGCCTCTTTAACAAGTTCGGCAACTTGTACGGCTTCCACAGTTTCATCAATAGAATCCACTGCGTCACTATCTAACGCAGAAAGAATATTCTGCGTCATGTAAAGTAAAGTTAGTTTAGCCATAATTATACAGAGGGATCAACTAAAAGAATGCTGAAGCCAGCTTCTTTGGGGGTAATTGTTGTACCTGAAGAGGTACCGTCGCCGCCTACGTACATCGACACAACGTCGTTAGCAGCTAGTGTTGCGTAACCTGAAGAACTTACGTTAAGAGTATCTACGTTATTAGTAGTTTTTTTAACGTACACTTTGCGTGTACTAGATGTACCGTTAACTGCGTAATGAAAGTTGTATGCTGCTCCACTTGAAATAGCTGCAGTCTCAAATACAATCCAAAAATCAAGTTGGTATACACCAGCTTGTAGCACGGTAATTTGACCGTTTGTTGCGTCAATAGTAACTGCTTGATTACCGTTAGCAGTCCATGAACCAGTTGGGTTTAGTTTAGCTTTAGCACTTGCAGCAGCTAGTGTTTGAGCCACAGAGCCGTTGGTAATGTACATATCGCCATATGCATGACCAGCAGGGAACGCCCAACTACCACTTCCTGCACCATCAGAAACGTATACCTTACCAGCAGCAGCAGTAGAAACTCCTTTTGGTTCGTGAATGTTTGGGTCGGTTAATGCACTATGTTGTACGGTTGCCATCTATTACTCCAAAAGGAAACGGAGAAGCCCCTTATGAGGGCCTCCCCGTCAGTCTACATTACAGGTAGCGAACTACGATGGTAGCGGTACCAGCAGTAAACGTGCCAGTGAAAGCTACGTCTAGAGTGTCAGCAGAAGCATACACCTTGCCTAGACCACGGTTGGTAGCAGCGTCGCCAACGGCGTATGCACCAGCAGCGCGAACGGTTGCACCAGCGGTTAGGTTAGCAACAGCACCTTGAGTAGCTGAAATCCAGCCATCAGGATCTGTACCGTCACCTAGTTGTACGTCAGTACCACCAGCCCAAGCAGTACCAACTTTGAGCACCACATCTAGCACAACAGCGCCAGCGGGAATTTCGATGGTAGCACCAGAGCTTTGATAGGTGATAGCTAGATGGGCTTCTTTAACAGCACCATCTGTCTCATACACGCCAGCAACGTTACGCTCGGGGATGTTAGCGCCAAAGCCTACTACGAGGCCGTCAGCGTTAGTCCATGAAGAAGCACGGGTCATTTTCTATTTCCTTTCAATTAGATGGTGTTCTTGGTGATAACAGACACCAGACACTCAGGACGATATAGCTTTAGACCGAAACGGGCGTTCATGACATACTCATCACGACGTAGGTCTTTGTTGCGCTCGTACTCTACACGGGGTAGTTGACGATAGGCACCAACGAAGGGGGTTAGATCACCACCAACAGACATGAACAAGTTCACGGTTGGAGTAGCAGGAACAGTAACACCACCTAGGCTAGAACCAGCAGCTTCAGCAGCAGCAGGTAGGAAGTTGGAAACATACACGTCAAAACCGAAGATGTTACGGATGAAACGCATACCAGTGACTTCGTTAACAAAACCACCCTGAACAATACCTTCGAAAGCGGGGTTGTTAGTGAAAGCCTGAGCACCCACTAGAGTGTTGAAAACATACTCTTGTGAGGGATCAATGATTGCAACACGGGTACCACCAGCTTGAGCCTTGTCTAGGGCGTATTTAGCCTTAGCAAAGTCAGACAGTGATAGCACAGTGTTAGTGCTGCCAGAAGCTACGAAACGATGGTCAGCACCGTTGATAGCGTTAACGTTACCAGAGGTCTGTTGGTTAGCTAGGGAGAACACAGAAGATTCAAGGTTCTCGTCTAGGGCACGACGCATCTTGGTGGGGAACATACCGATTAGCTGTTGAGCGTAGTAGCTGTCCTGCTTTGCCTTATCGGTAATGTAGGTAGCTGACTCAACGTAACGGTCAATGGTGAAGTTGAACTCACCAGTGTCCATTGAATCATAGACAACAGGGGTTAGTTCAGCAGTTTCACGCATTGGCAGTTCGCCAACGGAAGGAATGGTAAACTGGTTACCATCGGGGAAGCCATTGAGCATACGTACATAACGTGTGCCCATTAGTTGTTCTTGAAGAACGTCTTTTAGTTCGGCAGACCACAGTTCTGCGCGGACAAGGTTTGCATCAACCTTTGCGAAATCTACACCAGCCATTTAATTCTCCTTATTGCCCAAAATATAGGGCGGGGTTTTGAGAAACAGTTTGCTGTAGCTTATATTGGAAATCTTGTGACCAGTAGGTTTTAGGATCTTCTTTACGAACCTTAGTTGCCCACTCTTTCGTGCCAACAATTTTACTACGATCACCACCACTAGAAGCTACGGAAGTTGTGTTCATTGAGCCAGTATCCATGTTGTTAGCGGGTAAAGTTACCTGACCACCAAACATGTTTACAAAATCAACAGGATCAGTTGCAGCTAGTTCCATCAGGATTTTTGCTTTCTCAGGAGTGCTTGCACGTTGTTTAAAAACCTCGGCAGCTTTCTCGCCAAACTTCTCTTTCATAAGAGAGTCTGCTTTCAGCAGGTTATCCATCTTAGACTTTGCAGCCTCACGACCCTCTAACGTCTTCTCTACAAGCTGTTGCACAACGTCAGGTGTGATACCTGCTACAGGAGGGTTGTCGTCCTCTGGTGCTACATTTTGTTTTGACATACGTTCCAAAACCTCATCAATGGTCTTGGCTGAAGCAGCTTGCTCACGTAGTTTACGATTCTCTTCTTTGAGAGTTTCGATGAACTGGTCAGCGTTTGTATATGCTTTAGCTAGATCTTCTGGGGTTTTGTATTTTTGCCCTTCACCGACAAGTGCGGTAAATAGCTGTGCATCAGTTGTCGCTGGTGCGGTATTGGTGGTTTGATTGTCGTCTTCGCCACCGAAAATTGTTGCATTGGTCATGCGTTTTAACTCCTAAAAATTGACAGCCTTAGAGTAGGCTTTTTTAAAAACGTCACTTTTTTGCTGTATCTGGCAAGAGTGACATAACGAACTCGTAGGCTTTAATCTGTCCTAAGTTGTATGCAAGTTTAGCATAATGGTTAGGACAGTCAAAATCATCCTTTTTAATACTAGTAATTTCTTCTTTTAAAGTAGTTAATGTATTATATAAAGCTTCTAATACATAACTACTGTTATTCCAAGCTTTAGTAAACTCTTCATTAGTACTATCTTTAGGTT